CCCGAACGCCGTCACCGCTGTGTTCAGCGCCCAGGGCCGCACGATCAGCTACTGATCGGCCGCCGTCCTGCCTGCCGGCGCAGCCTTCCTGCTGCGCCGGTCCCTTTTCTCATTTCCTGAGCGAGTCCTTCCATGGCATCCATCAAGCTCGGCGCGCGGCCGAAGAACTTCACGCACAAGATCACCATCCCATTGCACGAAGGCGGCGAAGGCGTCATGACGGTGTCCTACGTCTATCGAACGCGCACCGAGTACGGCGCCTTCATCGATGCGCTGATGACCGATGCCGATGTGCATCTCGCCGGTCAGACCGACGACGAGATCCGCTTCTCGCTGGAACAGGCCATGGCCAAGACGCGCGACAAGAATGCCGACTACATCCTGAAAATCCTCGACGGCTGGAACCTCGATGAGCCGTTCAGCCGCGCCGCCGTCATCCAGCTGTGCGACGAGCTGCCCGGCGCCGCAATGGCCATCATGAACGGCTACACCGCCGCCATCACCGAAGGCCGACTGGGAAACTGAAAGCGGCGGCTCAGGCGCTGTTTGCACCTGAGTCCGCCGCGAAGCCGCAGCCCTTCAGCGTTGCACATGTCGGCCGCGGCGGCTGCGTCGACGTGTGGCCCGAGAACTGGCCCACCTTCACGCTGTACCGCCGCATCTGCGATCAGTGGATCGTCGGCCCCGGCGGGCTGGTCGGCCTGAACCTATGCGCTGTCTATCCGCTGCTCGACATGCAATTCCCCGCCGCTGACGACTGGCTGCGGGCCCTCGACGAGATCCGCCAAATGGCCGATGCCGTCGCCGAAGACTTGCGAAATCAACAAGGCTGAACCCCATGGTCTCCAAACGCAAAGTCCAGCTTGAAGCTGGTGTCGACACCACTGGCGCCAAGAAAGGCTTCGCCGAGATCAAAGACTCGGCCAAGGACATGGCGCAGGGCGTCGCCCAGGCTGGCCAGCAGGCCGCCAAGGGCGTCGAGTCTGTTGGCGCTGGCGGCGATGCTGCTGCCGCCAAGCTCGATCGATCCACGCGCAGCATCATCGCCAGCATCGAGCGCGCCACAGCCGCCACCAAGGCCGGCGGGCGCGGCACGGCGGAGTACTTCGAAGCCGTCGGTGCGCAAAAAGGCACGGCCGACACGCTCAAGCCCTACATCGAGCAGCTGCGCCAGGCCGAACGTGCGCAGAAGGGTGCACAGGGCACGCTCGACGGCATGGGCATGTCAGCCAAGGCCACGACCGCCGCGCTGCGCCAGGTGCCCGCGCAGTTCACCGACATCATCACCAGCCTGCAGGGCGGGCAGAAGCCGATGACCGTCTTGCTGCAGCAGGGCGGGCAGCTCAAGGATGTGTTCGGCGGCGCCGGCCCGGCCGCGCGCGCGCTGGGCGGCTATGTGCTGGGCCTGGTGAATCCCTTCACGCTTGCTGCTGCAGCAGCCGGCGCGCTGGCCTACGCGTACGACAAGGGGGCAAGTGAAGATCAGGCCTTCCGTCGGTCGGTGATCCTGACTGGCGGCGCCGCGGGCGCCACGGCAAAAGAACTGGCCGGCATGGCAGCGGCCATCAACGGTGCCGGCGGCGGAACGCGTGGTCGTGCCGCCGAGATCCTCAACCAGATGGCGCAAGACAGTGCCGTCGGCGCTGGCAACCTCCAACGATTTGCGGCCGCTGCGATCGACCTGGAAAAGGTGGGCGGGCCAGCTGCCGAGGAAACCGCCAAGGCCTTCAGCAACTTGGCCAAGAGCCCGCTCGAAGCCGCGCTCAAGCTCAACGAAGGCACGAACTTCCTCACCCGTTCGGTCTACGAGAACATCCGGGCGCTCGAACAGCAGGGCAGATCCTCAGAGGCTGCCGCCGTGGCCCAGGTCGCCTACTTCGAGGCCATCGAGCAGCGCACGCCTCAGTTGCTGCAGAACCTGGGCTATGCCGAGCGTGCGTGGCTGGCCATCAAGGAAGCGGCCAAGGGCGCGGGCGATGCTGTGTTCGGCATCGGGCGTGAAACCACGGACGAAGAGAAGCTCAAGGCGCTGCAGAGCCAGCTCGCCGCCCGGCAAGAGCGCAACAGTTCCATCGGCATCAAAGACGGCAAGGCGACGCTGGACCTGCAGGCCGAGATCAACAACATCTCGCGTCGCATGCTGGCGCAACGCGAAGCGGCCGGCGCGCAGTACGTCCTCAACGAACAACTCAAGAAGACCGCCGAGTTCGATAAGGAGGGCCTGCAGTACCTCACCAAGCAGGAGCAGCTGCGGCTCGCCATCAAGAAGGCCACCGACGACGGTGCCCAGGCCGGCAAGTCGCAAAAGGAGATCCAGGAACGCGTCGCCGCCATCCGCGAGAAGTTTGCAGACAAGACCATGCCCAAGGCTGACATCAACGACCGCAGCAGCGTAGACGGCATCAAGCGTGAGCTGGGCGAGCTCACCGGCGCGTATGCCAATGCGGAAAAGATCCTGGCCGCTCAACGCCAAGCCGGCGCGATCAGTGAGGCCGACTACTACGCGGCCAAGCAAGCCTTCATTGAGGCAGACCGGGATGCGCAGGTGCGCTCTCTGCTCGCTCAAAACGCCGAGCTGGAGACGCTCAACAAGAACACCAAGCTGTCAGCGGAAAGCCGCCTCTCCAACAACAAGGCAATCGCTGACAACGTCACCAAGATGGTCGAGGTGAACAACCAGGCGGCAACCTCTGCTGAGGTGCTGGGCATCCAGCAAGGCGCTGCGCTGGCTGGTGTGCGGAAGGCCTATGAAGAGGCCCGCCAGGCCGCGGAGGACTACCTGACGGTGCAAAGGCGAGGGCAGGAGCGCGATCTGGAATTGTTCGGCGCCAGCAACCGCGACAGGCAGACCGCCCAGGGCCGCAATCAGATCTCCGACAAGTATTCGCAAGACCGGCAGCGCATCGCCAATGAGCGTGCGCTGACCAGCATCCAGCAGGGCGGCTCGCTCACCAGCGACCAGCAAAAGCGCTTTGATGACCTGCTCACGCTGAATCGCGAATTTGAAGACAAGGCCCTGGCCAGCTATGCCGACTACACCGACCGCCGCACCGCGCTCGAGGGCGACTGGTCCCAAGGCGCAGGCCGCGCCTTCAAGAACTACATCGACGACGCCGCCGATACCGCCAAGCAAACCGAGCAGCTCTTCAGCAACGCTTTCAGCGGCATCGAAGACGCCCTGGTCAAGTTCGTCACCACCGGCAAGCTCGACTTCAAGAGCCTGGCCGACTCGATCATTGCCGACCTGGTGCGCATCGCCATCAAGCAGCAGGTCGTCGCGGCGCTCAAGACGGCCGCCACGTTCTTCGGCTTCGCCAACGGCGGCGCGTTCGATGCCAGCGGCGAGGTCAAGCGCTTTGCCGCCGGCGGCGTGTTCGATCAGCCAACCCCCTTCAGCTACGGCAACGGCAACGCCGGTGTGCTGGGCGAGGCCGGGCCCGAAGGCGTGCTGCCGCTCGCGCGCGGCGCCGGCGGCAAGCTGGGCGTCATCGCGCATGACGGCGGCGGCAGCAAGGGCCTGCAGCTCAACTACGCGCCCGTGATCCAGCTCGACGGTACGGTCGACCGCGCCAAGGCCCTCGCCGACGCACAGCAGATCATGCGGCAAGGCCAGCGCGAGCTGCTCGATCTGCTGCACGCCAAGGGGGTCTACTGATGGCCATCATCCAGATGCCCACCACGCTGGCCTGTGGGCGAGGCTGCAGGATCGAGCAGGTCACCGTCGATGCCGTCGGCGTCAGCGACCCCTCGGGCAATGGCCAGGCGCGCAGCTACGGTGTGCCCAAGTGGGCGCTCAGCCTGGTGTCCTACGAGCTGCTCAACGATGCCGAGGCCCGCGCCTGGAAAGTCATGCTGCTGGGCCTGCGTGGCTCCGTCAACTACCTGGCCGCATTCGACCCCAGCCGCCCCTATCCTGTCGGCTCGCTGCGCGGCTCGCTCACGCTGGGTGCCGGCGCCGCGCAGGGCGACACCAGCATCACCATCAGCGGCGGCAGTGAGCAGGCCGGTCAGACGGTCATCGTTGGCGATTGGTTTCAAATCGGCAGCGGTCTTGGTACGAGCCAATTGGTCATGTGCATGGCCGACTACCGCGCAGACGGATCGGGCAACCTCTTGCTGACCTTTGAGCCGCCATTGCGCATGGCCTTCGCTTCCGGCACTGCCGTGACCTGGGACCATCCGCGCGGCTACTTCCGCAAGCTGCCCGGCCGCGTCGGCTGGACCCCGTATTCGCAGACCTTCGCCCAAGGCATGGGCCTCGACGCACTGGAGGCCTGGTAATGCTCGCGCTCGATTCAGCCCAGCTGGCCCTGGTCGCAAGCAATGCCGCCGGCGTTGTCTATCTGGTGGAGCTGGATTTCTCTGCCGGCACCTATTACTTCACCAGCTTCAACGTGAATATCGACTATGGCGGCCACACCTACCAGGCCACCGGCGCGCTGGCCAGCGTGGGCGAGATCAAGGAAAGCCAGGACACCGATGCGCAAACCACCAGCCTCAACCTGAGCGTGTCCGATTCGGCGGTGCTGGCCTCGGCGCTCGGCAACGTCGAGGGCTACCGGGGCAAGAAGGCGCGCATCTACCTCCAGCTGCTGGACGCGAACTACCGGCGCGTCGGCATGCCCCGCCTGCGCTTCACCGGCGAGATGGAGCCGGTCAAGATCAAGCGCGACACCCAGCCCGACCAGGGCGGCCCAGTCGGCGGCACGATCGAGCTCCCCGTCAGCCGCTCCGGCATGAGCCGGGCTCGCAATGCCGACGGGCTGCGCCTCACCGACGAGCAGCAGCAGGCCGAATACGCCGGGGACGTGGGCCTGCAATACGTGCGCACCCTGATCGAAAAGCCGAGCCAGTGGCTCAGCAAACGCTTTCAAGAGCAATGAACAAAGCCAAAGCACTGACGGCCTACCTGGCCGAGCGCGAGCCTGCGCCGTTCGACTGGCGCACAGCCAACTGCCTGCACTTCGCCGGGGGCTTTGTGGCCCTGGTGGAGCCTGCGGATCCGCTCGCAGGCGTCGAGATGCCGGCCACGCTGGCAGCTGCACGTCGCCGCCAAGCGCGGGGCGGCGGCCTGCAAGCCATCGTTACGGCCCAGCTGGCGCGTGAACCCATCGTCTCGCCGCTGTTCGCTCAGGTGGGTGACGTCGTGCTCTTGCCACTCGACGAGACCGACAACCAAGCGCTCGCCGTCGGCATCTGCTGCGGCGAGCAGGCCGTCTGCACCACCGAGGACGGATCTCTGACCTATCACCCGATGGGCAATGCAATCGCGGCCTGGAGGATTGGCGCATGAAGTGGTGCAACAACAAGGTGGCCGCGGTGGCCCTGGCCGCCGGCCTGCTGTTCGCTCAACCTGCCAAGGCTGACCCGGGCACGGTGGCCGTGTTTTTGGCAAGCGTGATTGGCACGGAGGCCGCCGTCGCCTTCACCATTGCCCTCTACACCTATGGCACCTATGTGCTGGTCGGCTATGCCGTCTACAGCAGCATCCAGGCCCGCAACAAAGCCAAGCGCGCCGCCGCGGCCGCCCGCGCGGCCTATAACGCAGGCCTGACCGACCGCAACGTGACCGCGCTGACGGCCGCGCCAGATTGGCGGGTTGTCTACGGCCGGGCCGAGACGGGCGGTGCTGTGGTCGGCATCTTCACCAGCGACAAGCCCCGCGCAGGCGGCGGCGTCAAGCCCGACGGCTACAAGCACCTGGTGATCGTCTGGAGTGCCCGCCAATGCCAGGCCATCAACGACATCAAGATCGACGGCATCAGCCTTGGCGGCCTTGATGGGTCAGGGTGGGCACAGGGCACGGAATGGAAGCAGGCCGATGCCTCGCCGGTCACGGATTTCCCGCTGGCCGGCAACATCCACAGCACTACGCTGCCCTCGGGCTCGGCCGTCGTGGGCGTCAGCCTGCTGACCGGCGGCGAGTCTGCGCAGATCTCGCTGGTCCCGGAGGGTGGCGCGCAAGGCTGGAGCATCACAGGCACTGCCGTGTCGCTGCCATCCACCGTCTCTCTCGCAGGCTTCGACTACACGCCGGGCAGCACCGACCAATGGTTCATCAGCTACACCAGCCCCACGGCCACGCCCAGCACCGTGCGCGTGATTCATCACCTGGGCAGCCCAAGCCAGGCGGCTGACGCCACGCTGATGGGCTTGGTCCCAGCGCAATGGACGGCCAATCACCGGCTGCGCGGCCGCTGCTACAGCGTCATCACGCTGGACCTTGAGCGTGCGCAGTTCCAGGGCGGGCCACCCGGCATCACGGCCGACATCTCCGGCGCGCTCGTGTTCGATCCTCGCACGAGCACCACCGCCTGGAGCGACAACCCGGCGCTCTGCGCCTACGACTACCTGCGCGACGTGGCCGGCATGGCTGTGACCAGCGCCGAGGTTGACGAGGCCTCGGTGATAGCTTCGGCCAACGCCTGCGACGTCACCACCAGCTTCACCATCGGCAGCACCACCGTGACCGGGCCGCGCTACACCTGCAACGGCGTCTTCAGTGCCGGGCCAGCCAAAGAAGCGGTGCTGATTGACATCTGCGAGAGCATGGCCGGCTGGGCCAGCTACGGCGGCGTCTGGCGCGTGCTGTGCGGCTCCTGGTCCGCGCCGATCATGGATCTGTCGGACACCGACCTGCACGGCTCCATCGAGATCATCCAGGCCGGCGAGCCCACCGGCGAGTTGTTCAACTCGGTGCGCGGCCAGTACGTCCCGGCCGGTACCGCCGTAGCCGCAGACGTCGAGCCGTTCAAGAACGCTGCTTTCGTCGCCGCCGATGGCAAACAGCTGTGGACCGACATCGAACTGCCATTCACCAACAGCAAGGCCCGCGCGAAGAACATCAGCCGCGTGAAGGTCGAGCAGAGCCGCAACGGCCTGGTGATCTTCTTCCCCGCCCAGCTGCGCGCCTGGCCGCTGCAGACCGGCGACCGCGTGCGCGTTACCAGCGCCGAATATGGTTTCACGCTCAAGACCTTCCGCGTCACGGACTGGCAGTTCGGTCTGCGCTCGCCGGTCGGCCTGACGCTCCAGGAAGACGCAGCCGACGCCTATGACGAAGCCGACGCCGCCACCGCCGACCCCACGCCCAACACCGACCTGCCGAATCCCTGGGTTGTGCCTGCGCTGGACAGCATCACTGCAGCCAGCGGCACCGCGCAGCTGCAAAAGCTCGGCGACGGCACCATCATCAGCCGCGTCAAAGTGAGCTGGCCGCGCAGCACAGCGGCCTACATGCAAGACGGCCGCATCGAGATCGCCTGGCGCGAAACTGGCTCAGCCACCACGACGCTGACCTACGCCGCCGGCGACGACACCGAGGTCTACCTGACCGGCGTGCGCGACGGCGCCGTGCTGCTGATCGGCGCCACCGCCATCAACAGCCAGCGCGCCCGGTCTGCGCCGGTGTGGTGCATTCACCGTGTGCTCGGCAAGAGCCAGCCGCCCGCGACGATCACCGGCTTCGCGCTCAGCCTCATCCCCGGCGCGATGAAAGGCACTTGCTCGCGCACCGTCGAGCTGGACTATGGCTACACGATCTACCGCTATGGCGTGAGCTTCAGCGCGGGAGTG